CTTACTAAGTACAACGCTTTGCCTGAGAATGAGAAGATGGCAGCTATCGTAAAGGACTATGTGCAGTGGCGTAATGACAGTAACCGTGGTAAGGCTGAGGAGAAGAAAGCCGCCGCTACGTCTGAGGACAAGCGAGCCAGAGAACAGGATAAGGCTGACAGGTTCAGGAACAGCTATGCTGCACGTCAGCACGAGGACAAGGAACGTGAGTACGGTGAGCTGTTTGACAAGGATGAGGCTGAGCGCAAGAAGATACATGTCATCAAGAAGAACGGTGATGTAGACACGCTTACCGATAAGAAAGCAGAGGTAGGCAGAACCGGTTCACAGATAAACAGGTTCAAGAGCGATTACACGCGTACACTTGGTGGGCAACCGTCCGCAGGTATGACACGGCTTAACCCTACACTGATTGATGCGATACAGGGACCTAAGTTCGGTGGAGATGAGGAATGAAGGACAAGAGAAAGAATAAGAAAAACAAGGTGAAAGCTGTGAGGGAGCCTTCGCTCCTTCATAAGCTGTTCACGATATACTATGAACAGGCAAAAAGGTGCAGGGCACTGAGGATGCTGCAGAAGCAGTCATGGTCATTTGATTTCCTTGCGCTGCTCCTTGTGAAAGCAAGTAAGATAGCAGGTCAGGGACTTAGTCTTACTGTTACGGACAGGCAGGGAGTAAAGTACACAATTACCTATGATAAGGCGAAACAGTCAGAAGCTGTGTCACGTTTTGACGACAGCATATTTAACCATTTGGATGACGATATAGCTGTCACCGACTATATCACCAGACACTCAGTCAGGTAATAAAAAGTATATTTACATTAGTTTCGCAGGGTGATAGAATTATTGGAAAAGGAGCTTGGCGATGGCAGATATAAACTGGGTAAAGGATAAGGTGAACAATGAGTACCGTCCGACGCTGTATCCCGGTGAGGATACTAAGGACTGGAATATACCTGAGGCAATAAGCAGTGACTACCACAGGCTTAATGCAATCATTGAGAATAAGTATTCACGTGAGTTCCTTAAGATATGTGCCTTTTACAATAAGATGTTCTCATCGCTTAAGACAAGTGAGTGGAACCAGTCATCATACAACACGCCTCCGTTTACGGCTATGGAACAGGAACATAGCGACACTGGGTATGGTACTAACTACAACTTTCTCAAGGAGATTGTTGACCAGTTGACGTCACGGTTAGGTACAATATCCTTTACACCAAAGCTTATGTCAGAGGAACAAAGCTTCGAGTACATAGTTTACAAGGATGAGGTGGAGCGTGTGCTCAGGAAGCTTATCAGGAACGATGACCTGCAGAGTATGTGTATTGAAGCGTTCCACAATGCGGCTGTAGTATGTTATTCGCATGCGTTCATCGACCCTTACACAGGCAGCATGGTAAAGGCTAATGACTATGAGATAGGCATGTTTGAAAGCCAGTTTAACCATAAGAAGATTAAGCAGATGTTATACAGGGACTATTCTTTCCCTGTGACCGAGGTATTCCATTACATAAAGGACATGGACGAGAAAGCTCAGGCTGAGTTTCTTGAGTCACTTACAGGCAGAAGTGCTGTAGATTTCACGATGTACTTTGACTGTGTTAAGCATGAAGTATATGTAACTATAAATGGTAAGACACTACCTGCGGCTAAGTATCCTTTTGACTATGTGCTTGTGACTACGTTCAAGTGGGATACTACATTCGCTAGGCAGCTTTCGTCGTCTGTATTTGATTTGCTGTACCCTATACAGCGTGAGGTCAATAAGATGGCTGCTAAGCAGCAGGTGATGGTGCGCAACTATAAAGGTCCGGTACCTTTGTTTAACAGCGATGCGGACCTTATACTCAAGCAGATTTCCAATGGCACAGGTGAGGCACTGTTCATAGACTCGTCACGCTCTGCTACTGAGCTTATGACGGTCATTAATCCGACACCGCTTGACCCTCAGATAGATGCTGAGATACAGAGCCGGAAAGTGACTATGTATGAGCTTGTGGGTATACAGAGTGCTTCTTTTGATATGGAGAATATGCGTTCTGCTGCGGCTGTAGTTGCTCTTGACCAGACACGTGACAGTGTGTTCCAAGCACAGATGTCAGGTATGTCACAGTACATAAAGTCATTGCTTAAGCTGTACATAGACTACCTTGCTGAGTATCCTGATAAGTCAGGTGACCGTAGGCAGATAGACTGGAAGGTGGTGTCAAAGCTCATGTCTCAGTGCTATGTAAACATGCAGCCGGTACATCTTAATGACCCTCTTTCAGATGAGCAGAAGTCAGACGATGAACAGTTTGATTATATTAAGCTTGCTACATCACGTATATTGCTTGATGTTATCAACGGTGAAGTTACATTTGATAGTTTGCCATATTACATTGAACCGTCTGAGATTGTTGTGGCGGTTGCTGTTATACTCATTAAGTTTGAGGCACTGGGTATTGATGTACCTAGTACAGTGCATGCGTTCCTCATGGCTGCTTATGTAGATGCAGTCAAGAATGGTGAAGCAGTTCTATAAGGAGTTACTATGGACGGTGGACAGAAAGTAAATATACCTCTTGATTCAGAGTTGGACATAAAAAGTTCTGATATGCTTGTACCTGTGAACGAGCCTAAGTTTCAGCACAACAGGCAGAAGTTTCAGGGCAGGTATCTGCCATCCTCAGTACGCTTTGAGCATGATGGCTATGCAGCCGGAAACGATGTATATGAGTTTAGTGCATCGGAAGCGCAGTATGAGGATACTGACAACGAGCTTGTGATAGTACGTAAGGTGTTAGATGAGAACAACCCTACTTATATTTTTCGTATACGTGATGCGGATGACCATATCATAGGTACGCTTGTGTTCAATGCTGATAGCCAGTTGAAAGAATATACCGTAGGTAGTTGTGCTATTGAGGATGACCACATAAGGGGCACGTTCAACAACAAACCGTTTGATTTGGTTTACAATAAGGACAACCTGCAGGAGCCTCCTGTCGAGAGTTCAGGTAGCTCCCATGACAGTGATATCGTGGTCACTGATTATGACATGCTATCTAAATATGCATCTAAAATAAAGTTGTTCGACATGAATGCACGTATTGAGTTGATTTTTGCAGGTCTGCTTCTGCCCAGTAATGTCATTATGAACGGTGAATATTTGTTTGGTAGGTTTTTGGAGTATTTGGACAATACTGCTGTGTGGAGGTGTGGTAAGTATACGTTTAACGTCAGTAAGCAGGGTAATACATATGTTATAAGTGTCAAGGACAGCAGTGGTACGCCTCTTTTGCTGAATGGTACGCCGGAAGTAGTGCCTGCTGTGGATGATAACAGTCTGGCTGTGCGTTTTGGTGTGAATTTGCCTGTCAATACGTATCTGGATGTTGTTTGGCAGCGCATTTATCCTTATTTTAAGAACGTGGTTGTTGCTTCTCCGGGTAATAAGAAGACGATAGCCTATGATGCCGATGAAACTAAGAACTATAACCTTTGGAGCTACAGCATGCTCAATGAGCCTGCTGCAGGCAGCGTAGTGCCTCAGCAGAATGAGCACATGTGGTACAGGAACTTTAAGAATGGGCACAGTGACTTCAATAGTAAGGTTATTAAGCATTCTTTTCCGCTTTGGGTAGGTGTGTCAAATGTCAATGTCCGGTCAAAATACCTGTCGGACTGGGGCGTAGACACATACACATCTTGGTGTACTACGGTTGACTTGAGTAATAGTAAGATACATTTCAAAACGAATGCATCAAATGATAGGCACAAGATACTTAGGTATACGGACCGTATGGATGGTGACGATATCATTGATAGATATGGCATTGCTACAGGTACCACAGCTTATGGTACATACAGTTTGTGGGTAGGTGCAAAGAGATATAATCCGTTGGACAAGATACAGGATTACTTGGATAGTGGTACGGAATTGCCTATGGACATTGACTTGGCTGCAGGTGCTCCTGATTTTGGTAACGTCATCATAAGACCTAAGTTTGCGCGGGTGTCTGATGATGTAGAGATAGGTCTTACTGATGGTATACAAATACCATGTGTGACGAGTGAGCCTACCTCTCCGGGCAACACGCTGTACCTGCCTTTTTTGAACAATGCCACTGATATTGAGAGCATACGTGACGCGTTGACGATAGAGTGTGCCAGTACGCCTAACTTCTATGTGAAAGAAATAGAGATACATTTTAGAATGATAGGTATGAACTTGCGTAGAGATTTAGGTGTCTTCGTGGAGGATAGTAATACATGGAATGTTGATAATTACATGGTCTTCATAAACATACAGATGAAGAAGCAGGGAATGACCAGACTCAGCGGTAATATGTACAAGATAAATCCTGTCAGCAGTTTCAGTGTGTCATGTAGATATGAAGTCGTTAATGGAAACACGACCACTTACAGGGATGCAGTAATACCGTTGCCTCATTTAAGGGGTGAGATTACACGTATATCGGACAGCAGCACGAACCAGGCGGCTGCCTTGGCTAAATGTACACTGGCATCCAAGATAAGCATGTGCCGCGACAGCTTTATGTATGATGATTTAGATGCTTCCTATTTTGAGATAGAGCCTGCTGATGACAAGTATTATGATGTCGATGAGGTGAATGTATCTTCTTTGTTCAGGCATGCTATAGACGGTGTGGAATGCAGTGATAAGCTGAACATAGGTATAACTCTGTGTTCGAAAGATATCATGCAGTATCTGTATTATACCAAGAAGCCGTTGAACAGCGAGGAAACTGTGGACATCACAGGACACATACCACCACATATTAAGTATAACACGCTTGATGAGACCAAGTACCCTATGGACAATAGCCCGTGGCACCGTGTGGCTATACGACCGGATTATACAGCTAGTCATACGCAGACGGCTGACCTTAACTGTTTCTTGCAGTTGATAGGTGACCCTGTTAAGTATGATAAGGACACGTTCTATAGATGTATTAAGTCGGCTGCTGACCGTGTGGAGCAGTTGGACATGCTGCCGGGCAACCATTTTACGGAAGTACTGTTGCCGGAGTTCATAGAAGACAGTACATTTAGAACAGGCGAGCCTGCTTGGTGGGTTGATGTAAGCGAGGTTCATGCTGATGATGCCGACTATATCAAAGGTACGTCGTTGGACAAGGCACAGCAGATTAGCATGCATATCGGTGATGACGGGTTTTACATGTTCGCTTATGACATCCTGCAGAATGAGCTGTTGTCTGATGTAACGAACGCGCAGGGCGGCGTGGGGCATGCTGTGTATCCTGACAGCTTTGACTATAAGGGCAGCAGCGTGTTTATCGATAGCATAGCCAAAGATGCTGACAGCAGTGGTTTTGTGGTCCGATATAGTGTACCTGTTGAATATTCTTTCGATGTAAAGGTACCTGTGTTAGTAGACCAGAATATGCGTTTGGTTAGCCTTGTTGATAATATAGCCGTTGTGAACGTTACATATAACAGCAGTGGTGTGGTCGGCAGGGACCGTTACATACAGCTTAGGATTGACTTTAATATGCGGCAGGTAGTACTCCATGAGTCGGGCGATGGTGGTGTCACTTATAGTGAGGAGCATGAGTGTGATGAGAACTGGATTAGCAGTACTGCTGTGGAAATCAAGTATGATGGCTCTGCGTACATAACATGTTGTCTGCGAGGCGTATATTCCAAAGACAACATCAGTATGGGTCATGTCAGTGTACAAGGCATAGAGGTTGTGTGCGAGGGTATGAATACAGTCCTACCTTATAACATGGATGTATCGGGCATAAGCTGTCTGTATACGGATATACAGGATGCACAGATAGACAATGCGAAACAGTTTGCAGTAATTAAGACGGATGCTGAAATGCAGTTCCTCAAACAGGCATGGGACACCACCAGTAAGATAGAGAATTTTTGGTGGATAGATGACACTCATTTGCTTGAGCTAGACAGCCATCGCTTCGTATTGCGTAGTAAGACGGATGCTATAGATGACTGGAACGGTGACGTGTTCACGGACAACAGGCATTCTGAGATATGGAACAGGACGGAGCTGATTGATTCCAGTGTGCAGCAGTATTTTTGTACATCTGCATATAGGGCGGCGGCACGGTTGGTAACGGTGTCATATGCTATGGGTGTGGTTACTCTGCATATATATAATCCGCTGCACGGTGACCATATGCTTGATGCATCTGACAGCATACATATAACACTCGGGATAAATAAGAAGGATATCACTGTTGAGGGTAGCCTGCTTAATGGTGGGCTTGCACTCAATACATATTCCGATATACAACCGGACATACTTATCACGCAGTCCAAGTGGTCGGCTACTTGTACAGATGACCGTATAATCATAGGCATACACTATGACAACAATTTTAATCAGTGGGCAGCCATCATTAATCTTAACACAGGTACACTGGAGAAAGTTATACAGGGATATGGCTTTGTAGGTGTACATGGTGAGCTTACGGGTGGTGAGATACCTACCAAGTGGTTTGACCCTGAGATAGGATTTATCGGTGCCGTACGCGACATCAAGTATCTTAAGACAAGACCTGCGGGCTATATTAAACAGACCAGTGATATTGCTAATGTGGATTCTGTTGTAGTAGGTACGGATTCACAGCAGTGGTATATAGACAGTAAGCTATCGAGTATAGTGTCTCATCTTGAGTACCTTGGTAATGGTGCGTTCAGAGCCGTGGAGTTGCCTATAACAAGTAACTATTCTGCAGGATATAAGTCTGCGTCTTTTGGGTCTTCCGTGCTGTCAGACGTAGCCATTAAGACGGAGGCAGTAAAGGATATACTTCCCATAAACAATAATGCTTGGTCCGTTGCGCTTGCATTGTGGCTGTATCCTGTGATATGGTCCATAAATCCGAAGATAACTACGGTCAATTATCTGCAGCAGACATTGGGTCAGGCTGCATATGTGCACTATAACTCAAATAACAGCTCGTTGAACAAGGAACTTGTCAGGAATGAGGGTGATGATAATCGTGTAGATGAGTATGACGTCACCAACAGGCAGGATACCAAGCTGCCTGAGATGTTGGCACATACCAATAGTGAGGAGTTGTCATTTGACAAGCAGAAAGTAAAGCAGACACAGTGTATCAAGGACCCATATACGTCCACTTTCCTGATGTGTGCGGCAGCACTCAATACGGTGACTTCGTTTGCCAAAGACAATATAAGCTTTGACGATAAGGGTGTTATGCACATTGATTTGGCTAAGAAGAACCTGTCTCAGTATTTTGAGGAAAACGCAGGTGCAAGCTTTTTTACTGACATGGCTACGCAGTCGATGGCACCTACACTGACATCGGAAGTAATAGCCTTGAAGTCATTGGATATGTTTTATTCTACATCTGAGAAACAGCAGGTAAGGGCAGGTCGTGGATATGTTAATCACAATTTTGTCGCTCAGTGCGTATCTCAGTCTGTTGAGAGCATACAGTCACAGGTTTTGCAGCAGCGTATCACGTTCATTATCAAGGAACTGTCTATGTTGCCTCTTAACTTGGAGTATAAGGTCTTGGCGAACATACGTGATGGCGTGTTGACAGAGGTAGGTTCGGTATCGGGAGCACCTTGGGCAGTACTAGGTCTTGCTAGTGGTGGTTCATTTCCGATTGGTGCACTTGCTACGATAGGTTATATGGCTGCAGAAGTGGCACTGAACTATGTGGATATAGGCAGGAAACTTGTGGCTGACCTTATGGAGGCAATGGGTGGTAAACTGCAGGCTGCAGTTACTATGCGCCAGTCGCATAATGACCATCAGGTAGAACATAAGCATAGGTATGGTTCTAAGACAGAAAGCTTCATGTACCCTTGTTTTGGTGTCAGTGCGCCGCAGAACATACGCGATGAATATGTGAGCGTGTCCATGATGCTGAGAACGTGGAGGCTTGATGCTGATATAGCTGAGTTTCCTGCGCCTGTGCAGAGTGTAAAGGACTTTCCTGAGCATGTCACGGATAAGGTGAGTGATACCATACGTACCAGTTTGAAAGGCGATGTTCCTTATTTTGCGGCTATGGTTAAAGGTGTACATAAGGACGTGCAGCTTCCTGACCGTATGGCATATGTGATAGGCACGGAGTCCTTCCTGCCTGATGATGATTACAAGAACCGTTCGATAAGTGAAAGTGAACCTGTGTTCCCTACTCCGCCGTTTCAGGACTATGTCATTGATGACGCATGGCAGCTTGCGCAGACGGCATCGGATGGCATGACAACATGGATAAGTTGTCGTGATACCAAGATTATTGACGGTGATTATTCAAATGTGGTGGTGACAGATGACTTCTGTGGTGTTGCGGCACCTTACACTGCTATCGAGGTCAAGAGAGGCATTGACAAGAAGTACATCCGTCCATGGGCAATTACACCTAATGCTATTGCTCTTAATAATACAGGAATGAACTGTGTATATGATGAGAAAATCTATCATGCTTTTGATGGTTATGGATACCGTGTAGTCAACTGGATGGGTGCTCCGGGGATGGGTAAGAACCACCAGACGCTTATGTACAGTTTCTTGGTAAATGACAGATTTAAGCGTGGTAACAAGATGCCACCTAATGAGTTTATAGGTAACTTTAGCGGCGAGCCGACAGTTGATATACATGGCGACAGCAATGACAAAGTATTCACACTTGCTACACAGCCGGGTGAAGGTGCAGGGCTTGCTACAGGTACTGTAGGTGAAGACAAGGATGTACGCAGGTATGCTATTCCTGTGTTCTCTGAGTATGTGAACACTATGCCTGCTGCTGTGAAGACAGTAGCCGTACAGACATTATCCGTTGTCGATGGCATAACGTCACTTACTACTGAGAACAGGGACCTGCAGACTGCATACAAGGCACCTGTATCGATTGATTTTACTATTGGTAAAAATAAGTACAGATATACACAGGAGTATATATGTCAGGTTACACAGGAACGTGGTGTCACATTGGTGCAGGACCTTGTACCTTGCTTAGGTCTTACATACCTTGGTTCTACTCCTTATGAAGCATACCTGTATTCACAGGCAGAGAGACAGTATTACGTATTTACAGGAAACTCTGCGCTTCGCAAGGTGGACATGATAGAGCGTTTCCGTAACGTGATAAACGGAAGGTATGACTTTGTGAATCAAGAGGTCATCTTACCTTGTGTTGCTACGTTCCTTCGCCTTGATAACAAGGTTAAGGATGACGATGATGAGACGGATAACACTATGGTGGCTAGGTTGGCTGACAACAAGTTCCTTGGCGAGGTGCAGCCGCCTCTTGATACCATCTACAATACACGTAGTGGTTTCAGGACAGTCAGTGTACCCAGTGGTATAGCTTTCCAAGGTCCTAACAGGTGCATTATCAACAGGTTCGTGGTCAGTGATTACATGATTGACCAGATTAAGTCTAATTATGGTAAATGGTCACGTGTGCCTAGGGAAGAATATCATCCGTTCCGTACATACAAAGCGAAGTATGAGCGTGTCGATGAGACCATAGGTGATAAAGTACAGGTAGAGGGTTGGACACATAATCCGTTCCTGCTTGTTACTGCCCCTCTTGGCGTGTCAGAGAATATAGACTGCCTGTTTGAGTGGGAAATCACATTCTGTTATCCTGTGGAGATGGAGAAACTTTACGGACCTGACAATTATGCTGTTGTCAACGTACAGGCTGAGACAATGACACCGGGTGGCAAGGTGGTCGCTGAGCGTCCAGTACATATATACTTGACTAAGGAGCTGTTCACTAGGTCAGACAAGTACGGTTATTATAGCTTCCGTTATCAGAGCAGATGCGGAGCAGGTAACCGTGAGCGGCTGCATATATGGTCGGACCAGTATATTTGTGTAAGTTCGCTTGACCTTGAGTACAAGCCTGTGACACAGCGAAGGACGGAGATACTTACACAGCAGGTAGATGTACAGCATCTTACGGAGATATGATAATTATCATATTTACATTTAATGTATTAAGATGTATTATTTATGCATAAAGGAGCACATTATGCCTAAACCAGTGGACAATACAGGTAGAAACGATATACAGCGTACACAGCAGGCACAGCAAACAAATACAGCAGCTGTGAACAAACCTGCACCTATCAGGTATTCCAGTGCATTGCAGATGTATGCAGCTTTTGACAATGATATTGCACAGATGCATGCCAGATATGACAGTGCACGTAAAGCATTGAACAAGGAACTTGGTGCGGCTACAGGCAACCCTGCTGCCATTGCCGAGATACAGCTTAAACTGCAGGAACTTAACGATGCGGAGCATGAAGAGTTTGTACAAATCAGGGATAAGCATGGTGTGTCTGACAAGGGACTGGCTGAGCATGAGCGTGACAAGCAGCGTGCACAGGACAGCAGGTACAACCCATCGGTCATGAGTACGGATGAAACTAAGGAAGCCGCAAGCAAGGCATGGAACTTCGTAAGGGATGCATGGAACGGTGACGGCAGTAATAAGAACAACGGTATTGCAGGCTCCCTTGCCAACTACTTTAGTTCCATGAAACTCGGTGGCAAGGCTCCGGGTTCAGAGAACTTGGAGAATCAGGCTAGGATGCATGATGTACAGGCTGCACAGGAGGATGCCAATGCTCAGCAGAATCAGCAGATTGCTAACCGTGATTACAGGGGCGAAGCGGAAAAGAACGCAGTCGCCAATGCAGCTACACAAAATGCACAGACAGTTGCGAATCTTGGTAATGCTTCTGCAGGTGCTGCTGCTCTTGAGCGTACTGTTGGTACTGCTGATTATAATACTCATATGAACCGTCAGGATGAACAGCGTGAGAAAGCTGTGGAGAAACAGCGTGAGGCATGGGGTGCCAGACAGACTGCTGAGGAAGAACGACAGGCAGCTGCAGCAGAGAACAATGACAAGCGTAACATGGATATGTACAACAGCCTTGCCAAGTATCTTTCTCAGGGTGCAGGTGGCAACGGTACAGACACCAGTGCCACGACTGAGCAGAACAAACAACCAACTGAACAGACTGGCGGTAAACAACCAACTGTACGGACTGGTGGTTTAACAATTACAGAAATAGAAAAGACCGATAACACTCAGCCAACTACACCTCCTGCAGGTACTAATGCATCGAAAGGTGACGAGAATAATACTGGTACTGAACAGAATGGTGGTGAAGTAACTACAGAAACAGAACAGACCAATAACACTCAGCTACCTACACCTCCTGCAGGTACACAGCAGACTGAGAACACTCAGCAGCAGAATAATGTAGTGCCGCCAATGCCTGCTGTAAACGGAGTCAAACCGGACAGTTTGAACATGAACGCAGTTACTGATGTGGCAGGTGAGCCACCGCTGCAGAATCAGGTGGTCACACAGGGGACTCATGATGCTATTGCACGTAAAGAGGCTTATGAAAAAGAAGGAGAGTTTTGGGATGAGTATACTGAGCAGATACCAAAAGGCGGTGATAACAACCGTAAGCAGGTATATGAGAACTTTGTGACGTTTCAAGAGGATAACCCTGATGAGATGAACAAGCCTGTAAGTGAGCAGGTAAGTGACTTCATAAAGCAGGACCCTGACAGCTATCAGAATGTGGACATCGATGAGATACTTGGTGCTCCTAAAGGCAAGTATCCGCCTTGGTTAGTTGCTCAGGCAGCCAGTATACGCAACAATGCGGAGAACGGTGGTGACAGGCAGACTGCTGATGCGCTTAGTGGACAGTTTAATCAGTTGTACTATACATATGCGAACAAGAACAGTTGGTACAACAAGCTTACTCCGCAGGAACAGAAAAGGTTCAACGAGTTGTATGCCAATGCAACTGCCCAACAGCAGGAGGCTTTTCTGAGTGCTTCGACAGACGAGCAGCAGAAAATATACCAGTCATGGATGGACGGCAGTCTTGCTAACAGAGCCAACTTGGACAATGCGGATATTCTGGGTAATCAGGATGCTTATCCGCAGTTCCTTGTTGATGCAGTTAGACGATATGAGGGTGGTAAATCCGCAGCACATGGTATTGCAGGTAATACTGGTAATAACCTTAACAAGCTCAAAGACCTGTACACAGGTGACTGGTATCAATCATTAAGTGACAGTGACAAAGAGATACTCAACAATCTGACCAAAGAGCAGCTTGATGACGTATACTTTTATCCGGGCAAGGCACAGGCGTACATGCAGGATATATTGAACGATGCTCATCTTAAGACATATGGCAGCGGCAAGGGAAGTAACTATAACACATCGCCTGCAGTAACGGACTATGACACTGCCTATAAAAAGGTCTATGAGAGCAATCCGTCTATAAGGCATGTGCTTGACAGGCTCAGTATACCACAGCATCAGTCATACATAGACATACTTAACAGCAGCTATGACCTGAGCAGGGACGAGGACGTAAAGAGAGCGGAAGGTGACTTGAGCAAGATGTCTACAGGCAATGTGCTTAATGACCTGTTAGCTAAGGACAGCCAGTTTAACAACAGGTACAATGCGTTGAAAGGTGCATTGGACAAGAAGTATGGTGCTGTACAGCAGACGGGCATGCCTGCCTATAAAGGTGATTTTTCTGATATAGGCGGTGATGAGTTCAACGGCATATATGCCAGTTGGAAGCAGTGGACACCTGAGCGGCAGAAATTGTTCGATGACATGGACAAGGAAGGACAGGAGCACTGGATACGTTTGCGTACCGGTCATGCTACTGATGCGGATGCTAGGTACTTCGCTGAGAAGTATGATGACGATAAGCTCAGGGATTTTCATCAGTTTGGTTTCGGTGACAATATGATGGCAGAGATAGCCAAAGCACGGCAGAAGCTTGCCGATGAGAACACTGAGTCGGATGCACGGCAGAAGAACATAATTGCAGGATGTTTCAGCAGGTTCTAGGAGGTGTGTATGGGCATGAAGGATAAGTCAAAATGGAACGCATGGGCATCTCCTGTGAACGAGTGGTACGCTAACCCTGTTGATGCTGCAGGTAAGCAGCCTGAGGATATGAGCGCTGCTGCTCTTAAAGAGCGTTATGCTGACCTGATAAAGGATGACCCTGTTGCTGCGAGGCAGAAAATAGTCAGTGAATGTGACAAGAATCATATTGATTGGCACAAGGGTGAGTATAAGGAACTGATGGACATGATTAATGACATGTGCATGATGCATACACAGAACAATATAATAGCCGGTGTAAGCGACAGGTATTAGGAGGATTAAATGGACGTAAAAGAAGCTATAATGCAAGTGGCATTGGATAAGTTTAAGAATGAGCTTAGTAATCCCAATTCACCAGTTGCCAAGAAGTTTAATACAATGTTATACGGTGACCCTACACAGAAGATACAGGGTCTGTTTGACAAGTTGACAGAGTATGCTGACCCATCGAATGAACCGCGCCGCGACCTAGACGATGAGCTTAGACGTTACAAACGTACACCGCTGCAGGCTGCGGGTGACATAGCAGGCACTGCTATAGGCACCATTGGTAAAGGTGCAGGTGATACCATCAGGAACACTGGTAGTATTATCGGTGATGCGCTTATGTCATTATCAAGAGGTCCTGCACAGGGCGGTATTCAGAATCCGCTTGCTCCTGTGGGAACCTTGATAGGCGGTACTATAAAGGCAGGAAGTAATTTGATAGGTGGTACTACAGGTATGCTTGGTGAGGCTATATCAGCCGTTACTAAAGATATACGCAATAACCGTGAAAAGGAACGTGAGACTGAGCTGCTTCTCAGAGAGCATCCTAACGGTGCGTTCTATGATGCTAGGCGCAAGCTGACGACAGGTGTACAGCAGGGATACAACAGACCATAAAGGACGTGTACTATGACAAATAAAGATACTAACGTACTTGGTAACATTCAGAATGTACTTGAGGAGCTTTTTACTGAGTTCCTTAGTTCACCTGAGTTTAAGGAAGTAGCTAAGCCGCATGTACACGACTATGTTATGTCTGACCTGAACCAGAAGGTCCTGCGTAACTTTGCCAACAGAGAAGAACCCCTTACACAGGAAGAACTCGCTCTTGTGGCACACATCATGGACAGGGACAACGAACCTACTGATGCAGGTGATAATGGTGATGCTGAGTGGACAGATGACATGGTTAAGGAGTATGCTGATAACCTCAGGAACTTCTTATACCAGTACAAGCAGTCTGCTACTCAGGTTGACCCGTCCATTAATCCTGATGAATACCACCGTGGTCCGATGGCACAGGACATAGAGAAAGTTGCACCTGACTGTGTGAAGGAAACGTCACAGGGTGTGAAAGTCGTGGACGGTAACCGTCTTGCTCTTGTGAACGCAGGTGTTATAGGTGACCTTGCAAGAAGGCTTATTGAACTGGAGGACAGTGTATATGGCAACAACGTTAAATAATGCACAGGTGCCAGATAAAGATGAGTACCTTGCTAAAGCTTCTGATGTAAGTAAAAAGGTACAAGATACATGGAATACTGATGCACAGAAGCAGGACCTTGAGACTTCCTATGCACGTAACCGTTCGCTGAGAGAAAAAGCTACTTCTCCTGAGACGTTGCAGCGCATATACAGGTGGTACAATAGTAACCTTGCTAAGAATAACCCTAACGGTAATCTTAACAACCAGTCATTTGACAGGACACTGGATGCATCACGTCAGGCTGACATGCTCAACAACAGGCAGTACTGGAAAGCTGCACGTATCGGACACAGGACCAACAGCAGCTTCGGAAGCACAGGAATCACTGCAGGTCAGGCATATAAGTACGAGCCTATTGAGACACAGGAAACACGGCAGATGAGAGCCAATGAGGAGCTTGACCTGAACGCAAGAAAACTGCAGCAGCAGCTTGCTGCCGATACACAGCGTTATCCATTGGACATGCAGCGCATGTTCGATGAGGCAGACAAGGACATGGCGAAGTATGTCGCTACCACAGGTGTGGACATCAATAAGCACATGCAGCAGGGTGTATGGGATAAAGAATATGGTGACAGCTTCAATACATACTGGTCAAATATGACTACTAAGTTCAGCAAAGAGCTTGATGAGGACCTCAGGCAGCGTGTGCTTAATAACATGGCTAAACTTGAGCATCCTTTTATGGAAATATATGCAAGCCTTGAGGGTGGTCAGGCACCGAGCATGCTTGCTCAGTGGGGGATGCACTTTATCAATGCCGTGGGTTCGAGTATCGAAGACCCTAAGGAACAGATGGAGACTGTAATAGAGGCTGTATCAGGTCTTGTCAATATGATTGCACATGCTACAGGTGAGGCTACAGGTGAGGTTGCAGGAAACATTTTTGACGGACTTCTCTCATCTACTGGAGGCAAGGTAGGTTTGGGAGTAGGTATAGGTGCACTTTTACTTAAAATTGTCTCTTGGTTATTTTAAGGAGTAAGCAATGTTACAGGTTGACATGAAGCACTTTGCTTCTGATGCCCTTGAGGATGCTATGACACTGGCACAGACAAAGGCACTTAACAGCTACACTTTTTCCGATTGTATGCGCTTTCTTAACTATGCATGGCGTGACATCTATGACCGCATTGCTATGATTGATGATGGTTACTATGGCGTCAACGTACGCATTACGGATGTGCTTACAAAACTGCCTCCGTTTGTCAAGAGCACTGTTTCTGTGTATCAGGCACAATCACCTATCGGATATAACCGTCAGGTGTACAGGGATGCAAGCAATATGGAGCTTAATGCAGCAGGCGTATACAAGATAAGTGGAACTGACTTATATGTGCCTGATGCCAAAAGACGCTCCATCTGGCTTTACTATGTTCCTGCATGTCCGCAGATATTCTTTACGCATCACAACCGTGACCCAAAAGTGTATGAGAACAGCATCAATGCGGAAGAGCATGTTGTATGGGGAAAGGATACCGTAAGGTGCAAGGACTATAACCTGTGTCAGCTTATAGGCTATGATGCTCTTGATACCGTTGTGGACATTGCGTCAGCTGCTGATGAGGTTATACTTACCGTAAAGAAATGGGTACTTCATAACCGTGTAAGCAATGAGGATGAGGACATCACTGATATGCTTGTACCTGAGTCAGATGATGATAACTGGCAGATATGCTACATATCCTGTGACTACCCTTATATATTCGTATCCTATGTGCACAGTATTACAGGAAAGCACTTATCCGGCTTCTTTGATGCTGAGCGCAATTTCAATGAGTACAATCCTTTTGCTTTTACCGGACGAGATTCAAATGTAGAGTATGTGGACTGCCATTGGAATGATAAGACAGGTATGGGTGTCATAGTCAAGGACTGGAATGACCTTGATGAGAACCACCATCCACGTATAAAAGAGCTTGGTTGGACACCTGATACGCACCTTGACTACCCTATACCTGAGATGTACCGTTACCTTGTTGCGCGTCTTGCTGATAAGTTCTCTGCATTGAACGAGTCAAATGTGATGGGCGTACAGAAAGAGCTTGCTGAGGCTAAGTATGCATTTGAAGCGTTCCTTGACCGTGACAAGGGCGCATGGAAGCGCATAACCAACGTGAACCCACCGACAATATCGGATTACCTATAGGAGAGCAGCATGATACCTGAAACACGTGAACAGGCTGAACGTCTTAATCCTCGTGGCTGTGCTACAGAAGAAAATGCAGGTGTGACAGATGCTTTCAATGAGTGCGTGCAGTTTCTTGAGAAGTACCTGAGAAAGGAGGCTGATTACCGTACACTGTCCAATGAGCATGTGGCTGAGTCATTTGAGAAAAGGCTCAAGCTCATGGCACAGGATTGGGCACGTAACCATAAGTATGACAATGTGCTCGATGAACGCCGCTGTACAGAAGCTGCACGGCAGGCGATATGCAGGTACTTGGACAATTGGGAAGGTAAGACACCCGGCAGTGACGACAGGGGACACAGACTCGGTAAGAGTTGGTAATACATGTGGATTAACAGATTTTGTATATTTACACATTTTCTGTTATAGTATATGATTAATTAAGATACGGAGGTTTCTATGGAACTACCAGAACTTAAGCAGGGATTACAGCAGATACAGGATGCACCTGCTGATAGTACTCCACCAGAAGCAGCACCGTGGGAACTGAATTATGATAACCTTATGGGCAGCTATGGCTCTTGGTTCAACAATAATCAGGGTCTGGGTGAAATGCTTCTTCAACAGCTTCGTATGCGCGGTGTTGATACACAGGCTGCTACTGAGGCTATGCTCCGTGAGATTTTGCAGGGATTAGTTGATGACATCAATGCACTGCAGCAAAGTCTCACAGGATTTACAAGTATGCTTGCACAGCAAGTGCAGAAGACACAGGCTGTAGCCGATTCAGTAAGCAATGCACTCAATCAGCAGAACCCTGATGCTATGGCAACACAGGTAATGCCACCACAGGACACAATGCCTGTTATGAATGACATACCACCTGACCTTGGAGGTGGAGAAACACCACCACCTGCTCCTGAGCCAAGTCCTAATGAAAGCAGTGCAGCATCTGCTCCGGCAGAGGAGCCTCCGGCACCACCTGCAGAAGAGCCTGCACCTGAACCGGAAAAACAGCCTGAGGGCACGCCTAGTGACAAGCGTATCAAGTATGTACTGTCTGATGCTACGGTGAAAAACATCAAGAGCAGATATGACATGCAAAAAGCACGTCCAATCAACAGCAGCATTTTGGCAGGATGTAGTGGAGGTTTCTAATGGTAGATAAACACTACAGCGAGCTTACGGACGATGAAAAGTACGATGTATGCTACAACACGGTTATGAACTCATTCAACGGACCTGATTTGTCCGAGGATGAGTTTTCACAGGCGATAGCTTACATAGACAGCATGCTTATGAGGGATGACCCTCTGCTTGGTATTGAAGGTGATGAGTCTGAGGACATGGCACCGGGTGGTACTGATGCTGATGAAACCGATGTCAACGGTGATGGTGACAGTGATGTTATTACTGCTGATACCAACGGCAACGGTGAGAAGGACACAGCTATCATAGCAGGCGACACTGCCAAAGAGGAAAAGGATGCTGTTAAGGCAGCCAAAGAGGACCTTGGTATGGATGGCGATGAACAGACATCCACAGGCAAGAAAAAAGGTGAGCTTGATGACGAGGATGACTGGACAGTAGTATCCGATGAACGTCAGAAGAACATCATAAGCGCATTGGCAGGCAGACTTTATTAGGAAGTACCTGCTTCGGCAGACTTTATAACAACTATCATAATTGGAGGTAAAAGATTATGATTACACAGGACCAGTTGGAAGCACTGAGTAAGCAGGTATTCATCACAGACTACCTGCTCAATGGTTTGTTCCCATGTCAGTCTGATATTGTCAGACTTATCCGTTCCAAGAAAAAGGAATGGAAGTTCAGCGACAAGTTTGAGTATCGTATGCTCCTTGCCAACACGAACACAGGTGGTACACTTAACTCACAGGTATATAAAGAGTCAGTAGGACTCCGCAAACCGGGTGAGCTTGAGTATGGTACATATCATGCTACATACGGAACTGTTACAGACGGTTTCGATGTCGATATGATGGTCAACCTTGAGACAAAGGAAAAGAGAGCCGCATTTGAGACGGACTATGCAACACGTATGCACTCACTCCGCAACAACGTAGCCGCTCTTTTCAAGAACTTCGCTATACATGGTCGTTTCGGTGTCGTACATCAGATTCGTGACTGTATTAAAGCACCTGAGTGCGGTGCTTCAAAGAACCCTGTAAACAACTGCCATACACCTGTACTCGGTACACCGTTTACAATCAAGACACCTGTAAACGTATTCAACAGCAACTTCAAACGCGGTAAGCTTCTTATCAAGACCAAGGAAGCTGCACCGTGGGGCGCAGCGGACGTTACAGAGCTTTACATGGTTCTTGACAATCAGCCTAACGAGCTTTCTCTCCTGCCTATCGGTACAACAGTATCTGAGTGGGAAGACGGACAGTTCCTTGAGGTTGCTCAGAACCGTGAAATCGTAGGTATGCCGGCTGATGCTTTCGGTAACTGGGATGCTGCTGCTATCACTGTTGCTGCAGGACCGTTTGCAGGTACTTATGACCAGTTCAAAGGTACTGGTACATACACAACAGACGATGAGGCTGTAACAGGTGCTATGGAAGGTATCGCTGACCTGTTCCCTTGGTACACAGACCCTGCGGACATGGAAACACGCCTTGGTATCGACCTTCCTTACCGTGGACAGGCTAACCGCCTCCGCTACTCAACAGAGCAGGCAGGTGGTTTCATCCTCCAGAAAGAAACTGGTGGACAGAAAGAGCACATCATCGATGCTATCATGCGTGGTGCATGGCTTACAAAGTCCACTGTACCGTATGCAGACATCGGTATTTGGATGAACCCGATTACACGTCTTGCAATTGGTTACGAGGAAGGTAACTCTGTACAGGTTCTCCGTGACAACTTCGTTGCCGGACCAATCGTCTACCAGAGAGGTGTTAAGACAACTGACTACCAGATTGGTAATCAGGTAATCAAAGAGGTAGTTGAAGACCTCAACATGCCTACAGATGTCATCATCATCGGACCAAAGAACGACCTCAGCTACAACTGTTGGGACAACGCTACATTCGAGATTGACAACTTCATTCAGGAAACATGGGGCAACTCAATGCCGCCAAAGATTCAGGATGTAAGTATCCCGAATGAGCTTCTTGCAAAGATGGACCTCTCTAACCGCATCACATACGGTGCTCCTACTCTCAGAGACGGTCGCCTTGCAACATTTGACAACGGTAACAACATTCGTCATCCGAAGAACGTTACACCTGTTGCTATGCATGAGATGGGTGCTCTTTACACAGAGTATCCGTACACATACACAGTTGTCAAACTGCGTGAGCCAATCACAGACCTTGGTACACTGTAATAGGTGTGCTTAAGAGGTGGTTATGAGTACTCCTGAGTCTGAGTTCTACAACTGGTTCTCCAAGAGCCGTGAACAAGCCATAAGCAAGAAAACTGGTAGGCATACTGCCAGAGGACTTCGCACAGGCAAAAAAAGTGGCTTTAAGTCAGAGATGGCAGGAGCTGAGAAACGTGTTCATAGTGACATGGACAATCAGGAGTACTTGAAAGGCTACCGTGAGATACGTAGCTCATTGACAGGTGATGTGTACAAGATGCCAAAGCATGACTATCAGCAGCTTGTGGACCACTTCAATGAGCATGTATCAAAAATATCACAAGCATATGCAGATGGAAATCAGGTCGCTAGGAACATACGTACTCCTGCCGACCTGATTGACTTTGCTTTTGAGAAAGACACACAGAAAAAGAACCTTGAGACGCAGGAATGTGCCGAGGGGCATATAAAACGTGTGTCATATAACCCTCTTTATATGTTGCTCAAAGTGAGCTTCCGTAAGAGGGGTGATGAGGTGGTGTTTTTTGATTTACCACCTAATGTTGCTGCAACACTGCTGATACATGCACGTGATGGCAACATGGGAACTTCACCCAGTGACGGCAGAACACGTCACATGGTGGGTATTGAGTTCTGGAACTTGGTAAGAGTCCGTGGTACACAGCACGATACACGGTACCCTTTTCAGTACACCATTGATAACCGTACAGGTAGTTGGGGTGGTACTGGTAAAAATGGTAACCCGATATATGAAGCTGACTATGGACGTAGACCCGGCTCTGGTGCTACTGGTAAGGGTACCAATAAGTATGCCTATGTAAACAATGAAGGTGTCATAGATATGGGTGAAGACCCCTATGATATGAGACGTAAGAACATAAGTGATGAGGAACGTAGTGCTTATCCTGTGAAAGAAAGACGTTACGAATGGGATGAGTACACACGTATGTACAACAAAGCAAACAGAGACAGGGTACATGACATGTCCACGGAAAACTTGGAAGATTGGGACATAGATGACATGGCAGAGTACTTTGATAACGATGGCAAGCTGCATAGCCTGTATAACAATCATTTTGCTAAAACACAAGGCAGTCTGAGGAAAAACCTTGAGCTTGCTAAGAAAATATATGAGTCCGGTCAGGATACCGTGTATAAGGATGACAAGGGCGAATACAGTGCTTCACCGGGAAGCGGTAAACGTCCGGTAAGTACTGAGGCAGCAGTTATAGAACTGCTTTACAAAACGAACTTTGACTTCCCAGAGCATAGGGAAGATTATTGACATGATAACGAACTTTGACTTTCCTGAATACAGGGAAGATTATTGATAAAGGAGCAATTATATGCGTATCAACAGAAACACACTCAACAGTATGATTATGGACAATCAGAGAAGAACACCTCTGTATCAGACAATCATCACTGATTTAGCAATCGTGGGAGCTATCAACCGTGAGGATGCAGAAATGCTCCTTGGCTATCAGATACCTGCTAACCTTAAGGTACCCGATGGTAGGTGCATAGAGGATAGCACAGCTACCGATGAGCTTGGTAAGCTCAAAGATATAGGTTAAGGAGGCATGTATGAGTGCATTTACATTCAGTAATGGACCGCAGGTTGGTCAGGCACCGACTACAAAAAGTATAACAGAGCTTATTGAGGCATATAGCACACTGTCAAGTGCGCTTCATGCACATATGCAGAATAAAGTAGACTCCACGGATGTGCAGGATACTGATGGTATTGCTGCTCTCACGAGTGAACAGTCTTCTGGTTATACACACAATATTCAGCCTGTACTTAACAAAATTGTCCGCTGCTTGCAGAACGATATCACACGGCTTACACAGGCTATTGCTGCTACTGATGCAGCTGTTGCTGCAAAAGCAAACAGTGGTGGTTCACAGCAGACACTGCAGGCAGTTGCGAATCAGCTCAGTACTGTATCCAGTATTGTAGGTGCAGGTGCCAACGAGGGTCTTAGAAAGAAAGTAGCTGACCTTGAAAGTGCACCTGCTAAAGCAACACAGGCTGACTTCAACGCCCTTAAAGCACGTGTAGGTGAAGATGACAATACAGGTTTAGGTAAACGTATCTCTGATATTGAAGTTGCTATCACTGAACCTGATACAGGTATTAATAAGCAGCTTGGTGACATTGATGAAGCTATTGAAACAATCAACGGTACTATTGGTAACAGCGATGCAGGTATCATCAAGGACATCAATGACCTGCAGAGTGACGTTACGGAGCTTCGTGCATCTGGACAGGACACGTCTGACGTTACGAACAATGTAAAAGTACAGACAGTCGAAGCAAGCCGTATTCAGGAAGGTTCAGTACATACTGGAAACATAAAAGTACTTGCTATTGGTAATGATGGCAGTGTCAATGCAGCGGATAAAATTGACTTTATCCGCTTCCTTAACAGACCTATGTTCTATGAAAGAATTGACGAGAACACGGTTGAGGAACACTACCTGCTCTCAGACAAAGAAGCCGCTGTTTACTGTGGTACACCTGTTGGTGCTGTTTTACAGTGGTGTGCCTATGAGAGTATTCCTGATGCCAGTGACCCTGACCAACACTTTGATAGCGCAATCAAAGTACCTGACGGATGGTTGGCATGTAACGGAGGGGACCTCACAGTACGTGAAAATGTAAATGGTACTCTTGTGTACATCGAGCAGTACAAGGCACTTGCTGAGTCAGGTCTTCTTGAATGGAAGGACATAGGTCATACACAGCTTATACTTCCACGTATTGACCGCGCCATTATCAAGGTAGCAGGTCCTAATGTCAACACAGTATACAACCGTTTCAACGTGGACTATTCCAACTATGAGCTTGTTACCATGCTTAATGCTATCAGAACACAGCTTGAATCAGCAAATGCACGTGCTGTTGCTCAGGATGAGGAACACAGCGAAATGCTCGGTGTATACCATGACGAGGACACAGATACGAACAAGAGTGCTCTTGCTGAGGCTGTTGAGACACATACAGCACAGCTTGCGGACACTGCTGAAAGTGGACTGCAGACACGTATCGCTGCTGAGGAACAGGCTGATGTTGCAGGCAACACATTGCTCCTTAGGTACCTGCAGAATAAGAAAGTATATTCGACAGCAGGTGCGTTGCCACTGGTATCACCTGACAATGATGGTAATACATGGAATGACAACGACACGGCTCTTGTATTTGATGGCAGTAGCATAAGTACGTATCGGGCAGCAGTAACTGTTACTGCCGAGGGTAACGTAGTTAAGTGGACAGAGGTAGTCTGATGCTCAGTATGATAGAAGTGAACCAGATGCTTAAGGAGAACTTCCAAAGGCAGCTGCAGGACGTGAAAGACCTCCCTGAGGACCTTGCACGTGGTTACAAAGCATGGGTTAGGGGACTTGTGAGAGCTGCATCACAACAGATAGCAGCTGCACAAGCTACACAGCAGGAACAGGGGCAGCAGGGTCAACCTGAGGCAGGAGGTGAGTAATGGATATGTTCAACGCTATGAACGCTATGCAGAACCCACAGGGTGTTATGATGCATTATATGATGCAGGGAATGATTTCTCAGCATCCTGATATGTGGCAGCAGGCACAACAGATGCTTGCTGATAAAAATAAGAAACAGCAGCTTGCTGCTCTTAGGAACCTGTACAAGCAGAAAGGTATGGACCTTGATACTGTAGCAAGACAATGGGGGATAACATTATGAGTATTGATGAGCTTAAAGAGAAAGAAGGCGTGCTCCGTGAGTGCTTCATGGAGAAACTTGAAATGTTGAACGTGAACGGTTCCAATGACATGTGTACTATTAAGTGCATTAAAACATATGGGGCACTGTGGCATTACACACATCAGCTGCTCATGGCAGAGGAAAAGGATGATGCCATGAAAACTAATGCAAGCACCACAACCGCTGACACGATGGACATACGTGCCACTGGCATAAAAATGTCAAACAGTAAGTCATAGAAGCTTATCATGCGTATTGTAAATCAAATAGTAATGCATAGGTAGTCAGCTGACCTTAAACGTGCATGAAAGGAGATACTTATGGAAATAACATCAGGACAGCCTAATGTGACTGTAGGCGGTAATGGCATGGGCGGCGATTGGGGTATCATGTTCCTTGCTTTCCTTGCTATGATGGGCGGCGGTTTTGGTGGTTGGGGCGGTCGGGGACCTGCTCCTACAGGTGACCAAGCACCTGTGTCATCGGCACAGTTCCAGTCAGGCATGAACTTCAATGACCTGCAGGACCAGAACCGTGATATTAATAACAATGTCAACAATGTGTATCATGACCTTGCGCAGAACATGGGCGACAAGTACATGGAACTGCAGAGGGACATTGCTGCCAACGCAGTGACACTGCAGCAGGTTCAGGCAAAACAGGCTGAGTGCTGTTGTGCTATCAAGCAGGAAATCTCTGCTCTCAATCTTGAGAACGAGAAACGCTTCAATGCACTCAGCACAAAGATGGACCAGAACGAGATTCAGCGTCTCCGTGACAAGGTGCAGAACCTTGAGGCGGATATGCGCATGCAGGGTGTATTCCGTATGCCACAGGGCTATACGTTCAACGCAGGTCCGGGACCTTTCGCAGCTGCACCTCTTCCGCCTGCTCCCGGCTTTGGCTTTGGAATGTAACGGAGGATAACAATGGCTCTTAACAAGTATCTTGATGACAGAGGGTTGGGTACCCTTATACACGAGATACGCCGCAGCATGGTCGTTGCGTACAAGATAAGAGGCAGTGCCATATATGCAGATGCTGCGTATGTGGCACATGCTCAGAATCAGGACTTAGGCTACTGGTCTGATATTGATTCTGTCGGTATATGGCAGCGTATCAACGGTGTATGGACAAAGCTCACTACCTTTGAGCAAGGTTGGGTATTTAATATTGCGAACGAGTTCCATACGGCAAACGATGACTTCGTAGAGGGCAATGATGTGTGGGTTCCTGCAGGTACAAACATTGTTGTCGCTGAAATCACAAGCAGCAACAATATGCCTGTGTACAAGTGGGACCTGCTTGGTAAGACAGTAGACACATCTATCTATCAGACAAAGCGGCTCGTAAGACCGCTTAATCTCTTTACCAATGAGATTTCACCTGCTTATGCGACACACAACTTGCTTCCATCACAGGAAGCTAAAGCATCCAATATGCAGGTGACCGAGGGCATGATTGCCATTATGACAGATGCTTCCGAGTATGGCGATGTGTACAGGGCACACCTTACTACTGCTTCTGACCCTGCCATGTGGGATATCACTTGGACCAAGCTTGGTAATCAGACTACTGTTGAAGGTGCGCTTGAGCTTATGGAAAGTCTGCTTCCTAACACAGTAATTACTGACCAAGAGATTATTACTATGTTCAATGCTTAGTGCATTGGCTCCCCGAAAAAGATGTACTCAGTAGCTAAGCTTATTGAGGATTCTTCCTAGGGTGCTTCGTATTGACCGGAGGTTTTTATGTATGTACAAAGAGTAACTGCAGAAAGCATCGCTGTAAGCGGTACAGGTGCTACTGCTGAGACGACAATAACAGTACCTGCTACATTTACACCTGTAGCAGGTGGTATCTATGATGTTCTGATTAGTGCACAGGTACCGGCAGGTACTGATGGCACTATACTCAGTATAACCAATGGAACGATAGAGGGCAGTGTGTACCAGAGATACAACGGTAACTATGCCCGGTGTCGTGCACTTGGTTGGAGAAAGGTAATCAGGGTACAGTTCCTTGATGACCCTGCACACTACAACCTGCTTGGAGTAAGGGGATAACCGATGCTTAATGTACTTAATGATACTCCTGTATACAAGTCAAGTGAAATCGACAAGCTTATTCAATCCGCTAACGGATATGAGATAGTTGATACACTTCCTTCTATTGCAGGTGCTAATGTAGGTATCATTTATTACAAGAAGACAGGTACAACGGTGCCGGATGTTAAAGGTTATAGACGTGCTGATGATATAGACAGCACTCGTGACCTATATCCGACACCTACGGCACTTTACAATACACCTGTGTATCAGTATCTTCCTGCCCTGCTTCCTTATGTTATAGGTAAGGATAATACAGGACACAGAATATGGTGCACAATGACAACAAACATACAGAACAGCGTTCCACTTAGTGATGATGAGATACGGACTATATGGCATAACTATGACCACATATCCCCTGTGCTCACAGTAGTGGAACCATAAAGGAGTGGTTATGTGGGAAACGATAGGGAGTGTGCTTAACGGTACAAATGTGATGGTCATACTCGGATTCATAATCATTGCGTTGGTGCTTCTGGCTATACTTATAAAGCATGGTTATATACGCATACAGACAAAGGCACTTAAGATAGGTGATGCTTCCGAGATAGAGCGCACGATAGTGCAGCAGCAGATTGACCAAGCACATCTGTACATTATGGCGTTGGAAAACAAGATATTGAAACTGCAGCCTGACACAGGTGACAGCTACTTTGCTAAATGGGCACTGGAGCGTGTGTTTGATGAGGTTGTGCAGTGGATTACGTTCAATAACATAAGCAATGATAATGCTTATGTACATGTAAAACAGATGAAGATGTGCAGTCTGGTGTACTCACTGAACCCCGGTGATGCTTTCAAGACACCTGAGTTCAGAAAAAGAGTTGACAACTGGGTTGCAGAGTTGATAAGTATGCTTATTGACATACGTAAACTATACTCGAAGAAAGGAGTACAGCATGAGTTCAAGGAGGACTGAGCGATGTATGCTAAAAAGATGCTTTTTGTGTTTTGTATTGCTTGTTTTTTGTTCGTTTCATGCGTTAGCTCAAAACGAGTTGACGGAGACATACTTGACTATCAGAGACAAGTTGGTGTCCTTGAAGCAAGAATCAGCGATTATGAGCGAACAATTGCTGAGTATGAGCGAACAATTGGCAGAACGGTCACAGAGCTTGAGAGCATCCGAGAGCGAGCGAACAGCTTTGGTGGAACAATCGAGGAAGTTATCAAACTCCTTGATGACTATCAACGGACAGTTGAACGCCTGCTACGAGACTATAACAGAATTGAGGCATCAACTGGAAGTCAGGACGATAGTGGTAACTGTCCTGATTATACTGCTTTTCCTTAGAGTACTAGGTATGCTTCTAGGGTATATACTATACGCTAAAGGTGTCAAGCTTCCAAGGTGGCTTGATATTCTGCTATAACAGGAGGTTGATATGTTCCAGTTTACAAAGAAAGAGAAGTATTCATCCAAGCGCAAGTGGGAGCAGCCTATGGAGCGTGTTGAATACGATGACCAGAGCGGTCAAGTGTACAATGCTAAGCAGACCAAGACCATCGAAATCACTAAGGACGGTATCTACAGTGTCACGCCTGATACCCATATGCTCTTGGACAATGTTGTGGTCAACGTAGAAGTTGATAAACAGGATGTTGACATTTATATGGAGGACGTAGACACCACAGGTGGTGACGTTGAAATTACACCTGATACAGGCAAAGTGATTGGTAAGGTCACTATACATGCAGGACACGCCCCTGCTGACACAGGTTCAGGTGACAGTGGTTCTGATTCTGGTTCAGGTGGTACATCAGGTGACAGCGGTACAGGTACTAATCCGTAATGTACACAGACAAAGTTGCTTGCGCTGTCTTTCATGACTCTTGAGAGGTAGTGCGAGCAAGAAGAAAAGTGATATACTGAGGTGATTCACATGAAGCCATATGAGCTCTATAACTTTATAGCACACATTCCCCATGATGCCTATACTACGTCAGGGGACAGTGTGCAGTGGTGTATCAAAGTAGATGATATTGATAAACGTATCCGGCTGATATTTGAGGAATCAGCAGACAAGCGTGACTGGATTAACAACTTCAACTTTCCTGTCAAGATTTACAAGAAACAGGAGAGTTGTATGCTTGCTGCACGTGGATGGGGCAATGCATGGAAGTCATGTAATGACGAGGTAATGGCTGCTCTCATAAAGGCAGCAGAGGAGCATCCTGACTATATTATTGAGATATGCGGATGGAGCTATGGCGGAGCAATGTCCATTCTTGCGGCAGAGGATTTCTGCTACAGGACTCACATAAAGCCAGTCGTTACCACGTTTGGTGCTCCTAAAGTAATATGGGGAAAGAGGACACAAAAATATCTCACTGGGTGCATGACAGGACTGGCACAGTACATGCATGTAAATGACTGTGTACCGCTCATGCCACCGTTCCCCGGTTACAGGCATGTACATAAGGACAAAATAGGAAAAGGGTTCTGCTTTCTGAGACTGTTCAACCCTAAGAAATGGCATACAGTATATGGGGAGGCTCAGCTTTATGCTTGTTAATAAGGAGGAACTTCTATGACTTTTATAAAGAAGCTGATACCTGACGGTATACCCTGTGACACGAAACAGAAGTTTGATAAGGGTCAGCCGAGCATCATAACGATACACTGGGTCGGTCCTTATCCCGGACAGACACCTGACATGGTGCGTGACTGGTGGATTAAGTCAGGCGGAGAAGCATCCGCGCACTACATTATCAAGGACGATGTGTGCATGCAGTGTTGGTCTGACGACAAGATAGCGTGGCATGCAGGATGCAGAGCAGGCAACACCACGAGCATAGGTATAGAAATTATACCACAGGACGTGGACGGAAGGTTCAGCAAGCAGAGTATCAAAACGCTCAAAGCATTGCTCAACAAGCTTGGTAAAAAGACGGTGGTGCGCCACTTCGACTGGACAGGCAAGGACTGCCCTAAGTTCTACTGCAACAGTAATGAATGGAAAGCACTTCTCAAAACACTTGGAGTAAGATATGAGTAGTCCGAACGACAGAATAATACTTACTAGGGGCAACTTGCAGGCTCTTATTGACAAGATAACTACCCTTGGTATAGAAGATATAGGCATTAACTTACATGATATGCCAAGGATTACGCCAAAGGACTTGTCACCTTATGTCGCGGATGGAACGTTATGGAAGCGCATCGCCGGAACGGACGGCTTCTCTCTGTTCGAGGATATTTTCGTGGGCGACTACATCCACATGAGCCGCGCCATAAGCGCATATGAGCGCACGGAGCAGTATCCTACGACAGGCTCGGAGTACGTCACGATTGCCGACCTTGACGGAGCGTGGGGGCGCGGAGACACAAACCCGATTAACTACCACCATGTGATAATGGTTCCGGGCAAGGGGCTCGACCCCACGGAGAAACAGCACTTCGGACGGTCGAGGATGAATTCAGGCGATGACACGACAGATGGATACGCCGGAAGCGAGATGCACACCACCACTATCGGGGCGGTCGCGAGTTCGGGAAGCACGACACCTACAGCGACGATAAATCAGCAACTCTATGCGGAGTTTGGCTCTCACCTTAAGACCGTGCGCGAGCTAGTATCGAACGGCATCAACGGAAGCGGCTACAACCGTTCCGGCAGCGCGACAGGATGCTCTAATAACCGGATATGGACGAGCGTACAGGCGATACTTTTGAGCGAGATTGAGGTGTATGGCTCTATCGTATGGAGTTCGTCTGGATATGACACCGGAGCGGCAGTCCGGCAGCTCGCCTTGTTCCAACGGAGCGAGGTTGCACGCAATAACATGAGCGGATATTACTGGCTAAGGGACGTTGTTTCTGCGACTGGTTTTTGCGGTGCCAGTAACACGGGTCTTGCTAGCCACGCCGGCGCGAGCCTTGCGGGTGCATGTGTCCGCCCTCGCTTCATACTTGCGTGATTTAATAGCATATAATCCGTATAATAAAAAGGCTCCCTGTAACAAGGGAGCTCTAATCATTTTACTGTATGCTGTTCTATGCTTATTATGTAGGTCTTTCCGAAAAGCTTCTTTAATTTCATAACAGTGTAGCCGCTGTTGTAGCAGTCAATGCTCGTCTCTGCTCTTTTGAAGAGAAGCAGGAAACTAATCACTATACCTTTCCACAATCTTGTCAAACTCCTCTTTAGTAATCTCAATATTCTTAACTGGTGTGTAATCGAAGTAGCGTTGTATCTCGATGTACTCGCCAGTGGGACAATCAACACCAAGTATACCTCTGCCATATATTGTTCCATCTTTTGATGCTTCCACTGTGTGCACGATGTAAGCAGGTGCTTTGCTCGGACAGTAAGGCATTAGGATAGGAAACATCTCATCTATTATCCTGCTTGCCTGACTGCAATGGAACCTGTTACCTGTACTTTCAATATCGATACATACTACACGGTTGTTGTCACTGTACCACACCCTTCCGTCTTTTTCTACATGTTTGAAAAGGCTTGACATACGAGCGCACTGGTATACAGCATCAGCACCATGCTTTAATGCACTTACTTCATTCCAGTTCTCAGGAATATCCTCAATAGGTGTAAGCGGAAGCTCATCAAGCAGTCGTTTCAGTATCATCCTTGTCATGCCGAAAGATGCACCTGAGTGCTCATCTTCCATAACTGACTTGTACGCTTTCAGTGCGCTCTGATAGCAAGTACATCCGTAATCGAATGATTTGCCATCCCAATTAGGATTCTCATGCTTACATGCAATCCTTACCTCGTTCTCTGCCCATGATGTCATTGACATATCAATCTCCTTTTTACTTGGTTATGCTGCCCACCGCAACGGATAGGCTACTACCTTTACGCTGCCCACCAACAGCTGTTTTGCCTGTTGAACACGCCTTTCTGCATATCATCCCATATGTCATGGTCCCAGTATCCCCAGTTAGGACCAAGCTCACATGCCGCTTTCATAGGTACCTTAAGCTTGTCATGGAAGGACATATCCATAATATGCTTAAGCTCTGCGTTTGCTTCTGCACCTTCCTTGTTATATGGTACAGACACTACGTTCTCATCATGTACGGTAAGATGCATCTTAAGTACATTGAACACTCCTGCATCCCATGCTGTAAGCAAAGCGAACTTAAGTATGTCTGCCGCACTTCCCTGTATAAGCTTGTTAAGCATCTTGTACAAGAAGTCATTCATCTTTCCTGTAGCAGGGTCATATATCGGCTTAGGCTTGTGCTGATACCTACCACCTATGGTCATCACATATCCCTGCAGCTTCGCTAAGTTCTGTACCACTTTCATAGTGTCACGTATAACCGGAAGACGTGCATGATAGTCATTGTATACTTTCTGCGTGTAGTCTTCAATCGTCATACCATGCTCATCAGCCATCTTCTCAAAGAGCACATAGTTGCTCTGCATAGCTTTCTGCCACCCCATGCCATAGATAACACCATAGTTGAACGTCTTAACAACCGAGCGTGAAGGTATACCTGTTGCCTGCATAGCAACTGTGTGGAAGTCAACACCTGAGTTCGCCTGTTCCCTGAACCATGCTGCTTGTTGACCTTGTGCAAAGTGACCAAGAAGCAAGTACTCAATCTGTGAATAGTCCAGTGCTGACATCATACAGCCTTCCTCAGGTAAGAACAGCTCACGCATAGCCTGACCATATGAATGACCTACTGCTTTATCACGTGCAGGTATCTGCTGCAGGTTAGGTTTGCTACATGCAAAGCGACCAGTGACTGTACCACCATCCTCACGTTTATTAGGTGAGAAAGTACAGTGGATGCGGTTATTACTTAGGATACAGGCAGACATACCACCATACATATATGTATTGAGCAGCTTCCTGTAACCGTTTGCTTCCACTATGAGAGGTATCACAGGATAATGCATAAGTCGTGCTGTTGCAGGTGCTGCCCATGACTCAGCACCAGTAGGTGTCAGCACAGGTGAATGTATACCCATTGCGTTAAGACGTATACCAAGCTGCTTTGATGACCCAAGCATTTCTTCTGTCACACCATAGGTGTTTTCAAGTATACTTAGCTTAGCAGCAAGGTCACTTTCAATGGTAGCTGTGAGCTTCTTCATCTTCTCACGGTCAATAAGTACACCACGTTTCTTCATCTGTACAATGAGCGGAGTAAGCCGTACATCGACCATGTAAGCATCATACACGTTTTTCATCTTTGCTTCCTGAGCAAAGTAAAGGTTATACGTAGCACGGCAGTCCTGCTTGTTATACTCAATCATACTGTCACGGAACTCAGGAAAGTTCTCCCACAGGAACAAAGAGTGCTTCCACAAGCTGTCAGTCTTCTTTATCTTACGTCCTATGTCCTTTGCCTTACGGATAAGCTCATCTTTGTGCAGGTCATACCAAGCTTCGATTGTCTGTGCTTTGTTTTTACCTGTCACCTTAAATGCTTTACAACAGGCATCAAGGTCAAGGTCAGCATACTCATTTATATAGGTCATACGTGTCATAGTATCATGGCAATCACCACGTATATTCACATCATATCCGCATACGAGCCACGAAAGGTCGTATATCGCATTGTGGAACACTTTATCACATGATTCATCTTCCATCATGCGTACAAACTTCGACCATCCGGTTGTATTAGGTATGTGTACACGTGCCTCATTGCCGTCATAAGTACCTACGCACAGCAGACGTGAGCCATCATCATCTAGCCTGCTTCTGGACCTGCATGAACCGTCACCTTTGTCCTTAAGATTCGGGTCATATGTCTCAACGTCAACAGCTATAAGCGGTTTCATCATTTACCTCTAAAGTGCTGTAGTTTTCAAATAACGGACATGGAAACTCACCACGCTTGAACATGCCCTCTCTCAGCATTCTTGTACAGCTGTGGTAGCGCAGGCACTCGTTATAGCACCATGACGTGTATTCCTCAAAGTTATCTGTTGTGCGTTTATCCATATAACTACTCCGGGTCATAGTGATGTGGGTCAAGAATAAGCTCAAGGCGTTCGTGTGCTTTACGTGTGCCGAGCATCAGGTTGTCAATGTCATTGTTGTTCCTGTCACCGTCTATGTGATGTATAGCCATGTTGTCAGGTATCTGGTCAGGCTCAATGCCAAGTGCATTTGCCATGACCTTGCGATAGTACTCGATGTACCTGCCCTTGTACCATACTCGTTCACTGTCGTGACCATCGCTTATTGGCTGTTGTCCTTTTTCAAGAACACCTTTAGTAATTTCTTCCTTCATAAATGCCTCCTTGCAGTGGTATAAATAAAAACGCGGGTCAGCAGCGGAGAAGTATGACTTAATATGACTGCTGACCCACTCGCTTGCGCTTACCATGTTCCGGTCACATGGCTGACCACCCTTCCCAAAAACTAATTAATTAGGAGTCTACACACGGCATAAATTGGCAAATGCCCTATGTCTTTGCTGTGGTCGGAGTTGAACCGACAGTACCTGAACGGTAGTTGTATTGGAGTTGAACCGACAATACATGTGCCCACACATCACAGCAACTGTTTACTTTTTAATATGCTACATCATCCGAGTACTCAGTACTTAATGACTCTCCTCTGTCCCTGCTGCCCTGCAGCTGTATATCTTTGGCATCAACAACAAAGTCAACATAGGTCTTACCCTCGTTGCTTGTCCACTCGTTACGACCAAGCTCACCAGTAACACCTACTGCCTGACCTTTCTTAAGGTAATCAACAATCCGTTCACCACGGTCACCCCACATCTGTATCTTAACAAACAGTGTCTTCTTGTAGTCGCCATAACCTGTGTTGATTGCTGCACTTACACTGAGTATCTTTTTACCTGTAGCAAGTGTCCTGATGCTTGCATCCTGTGTAATATGCGCTGTAAATGTGAATGAGTTAATATCTGCCATTACTTTGTACACCTCCTAAGTTCATCAAGATATTTCTTTGTCTCAAGAAGCAGGTTGCATCTCAGCTTCGGGTCCTGCTCTTTGTTTGCCCTTTTCTCAAGCTTGCTTATTTTTCTGGTAAGCTGCCACTTGTAGAACTTGGACTTATACTTCCTGTTGAGCTTCAACTGTTTTCTGACACTCTCACTTGTCACACCTTCCATTACTTATCTCCTTTCTCTGGTAAGTTGCTTACAAGCGGCTTATCACCCGGACACTCAAAGTGCAGCAGGAACATGACATTACATGCTACATGAGCAAGGTGGTTAAGTCCTGACTCAGGGTCAACTTTTTCACCTTTACGCCAAGCATTGAGGTGCCGTCTGAGTGCAGCATAGTACCTGTTCACAGGGTCCTCGACATTCTCCTGCCATGAATCAGGAGCGTACTTACCTGCTCCATAGGTGAGCACTGCTGCAAGCTGTTCCTCTATATCAGGTGTAATAAGGTCGAAGCGAAGCTTTCCGGCATCGAACTTCATGTCTGGTTTTGATGGGTCTTCAACTACTGTTGGTTTGCTGTTTATTGTTGGTTTATACATTACTTTCTCCTAAAAAGAAAGGCACACAGCTGCCTATCGAATAACCCTAGTACATACTGTGTGCCCAAGTAAGATTTTGCTTACTGAACATCTTCCTCATCAAGCTCACCGCTTGTGAGTGCAAGAACACCTGCTTTTGTAGAAGCGAGTTTGTTCTTAATCTGTTCCTCAAAGAGGTCCTTGTTGACAATTGCACCACGTACAGCCTTAACAAACTTCGTGATATTTGTGTTCGGTTTCTGTGGGTTAGGTACTACGTCAACTACAAGGTCCCACTGGAAAGCAAAGATAGGTGCCTGTGCACCGTTTGGAAGCAGCTGACCTTTAAGCTGACTGTTCCATGCTTTAGCTGTCTTCATCGAAGATACGGTAGGATTGAAATAAAGTACACCATCCTCAGGATACTCAGGCAGTACAACAGCGTACACGAAAAGCTCCTGTACCTCGTTGCCTGTGTCAGGGTTAAACATCTTAGGATAACCCTTTTTACCTTTCGGTGGTTCACGTGTCTCTACAGTGATACCTCCGACAGGATATCTGCCGACTGTACGTCCGTTTGCAGGGTCACGCTCTGACCAGATAGTGCGGAACGCTATCGGTACTACAGTAACTGTGTTACCATAGTTACGTCCTGTGGCACTGTTATGCCATGTACCAACAGGGTTGTCAGCATCCTCTGCTGCTGAGTCCGGCTGTACCATGCCAAGGAATGATGCTGCTACAGCACTTGCCCCCATGTCCTCGAAGCCCTGTCCTTCCATTCCTTCCATAAAGCTCATGTCTTCTGTCATAAGTTCCTGTGCTGCCGCATTTGCAGTATTTGTAGCCATTTTTGCTACCTCCATAAATAATATTTATAAGCCAACTGGCTTATATGACTAATATATAGCCAAAGCTGCCGGAAAATAATTTTTAATTAAATATACCGTATCAGCTTCTGCTTTATAGCGTTCGTTACCACTCCCTGCATAAGTGCAATCATTTCAGGTGCAGTAAGGTATACCCACTTACCTAGTTCCTTTACGCTATTAAGCCTGTCAGTAGGTACAAAAGCAACGAACTGACCCTGATGATAAGTACTAGGCAGGTTGCTTTTTTCAATAATAGTGAACTCTTCGATTGTGAACGCATTGTCTGCACATACTCTGCTTACCATCCTGTTTGCCCCACCGGGTACATTGGTCAAATTAAGGTATGCTGTAGGCACAAAAGGGAATACTTGTATGTGCTTAATAGGCGAGCGTACAGGTGTATTCGTAACACGGTACTGCAGTCCCGGTGGTGTACCTTCGCCTTTGATAGGATGTACACCAGTACCTGTTATATCGATGTCTTCAATGTTATCCCAGAAACTACGTACATAAGGTATATATGGTATAAGCTTTGAATTAAGTACAAAGTTCCATACAGGGTCATCCAACTTTTCTATGTCTGCCATTACTCAGCCTCCTCTTTTGTATCATCCCATTTATCATTATATTCGTCTATCTCAGCATCTATCTTACGTATAAGTGCTGAGTTCCTACGTGTACGCCAGTAACCTATCTCATTGGGTTTCTTGTACTCTGCTATATGTGGCAGCAGTACATCATCCCATGCTTCATCGGCTGAATAGCCAAGTACACGCATCAGCCTGTATGCAGGGAAGAACAAATGCTGACGGTTACCGTTGAACTTGTCATCTGTCCAGAATGAACCATCAATGATTGCTTCAAGTGCCTCAAGGTACTCAGGACGTGTAGGATACAGAGGTGTACCATGCTCTTGCTCATACCTCTTAAGTGGTCTACCAAGCCATTGCTGATATATTGGTCGCCAGTCAAGTGTGTATACATGTGACCAGTCCTCAGCTACAAGTTTCTGCTCACCATACACAAGCAAACCATGTGCACTTGTTACACGGTCCAGTGTGATAGGTGAACGTGTAAGTCTTGCAGGGTCACAGCATGACTCATCGAACACCAGTTTACTTGACAATGTTGTAGCAAGGTATGCATGCAACCATTTATATTCATCAATGTTGTTCGGTGCATCAGCTACACGTACAAGCAAGTGATATGATTTAGCGCCTGAATACACAATGCGTGCAACAGTGCCCTCATCAAAGAGCTTGCGCGATTCATTCAAACTATAATGAAGACGTTCCTTATACAGCACGTCTGCACGTATCTCTGAACCCTCACCATGTGTGTCTATCCACTCAGCAGCATGCTTCTTTTCCTGCTCATACTGCATTTTGGTAGGCTCATCCGATTCAAATAAGAATGTATCCAGATACTGTACATTAGCTGTCTTGTTACCCTTAAGCGAAGTAACACCCGGTTTCATTTCGTTCACGGTCTCATAGCATCCGTTCTCACTTGGCTTGAAGTTCTTATCAACACGCAAACGTTCACCTATACGGTGCTGTACCATCTTAGGTGCTGTCTTCATAAGCTGTATTCTGCCCACAGGATTCTTGTGCACATCCTCTACTAAGCAGAACTTAGCCGCAGCAGCTGTCCTGTACCTGCCTGCTACATTAGTAAAGCCACCTAGCAAAGGGTCCATGTCAGGCATGATTGCTATACCATAGTCAGCTATGAGCCAAGGACCACAATCATATATACTACGTTCAACTACAGAATGAGTATACGGCTTCATCGTCTGCATCTCATAGAACACAAGCGGTCTACATAGGGCGACAAAAGCACTGTGCTCTTGGAAAGCTGGCATGTACTGTATTGCACCTTCATGCTGTACAGTGTCCGTGATAACTGTACCGTCATCCAACTCCTTGACCACCTTCTTCTGTAGCAGTGATTCCTTGATGAATGGAGCGAGTGACCTGAGTATAGCTTCAATCTCAGTAGCCTCGGTAGTACGTGGCAATGTAAAGCATCGCTTGTATGCTGCTGTCTTTGGGAAGTTACGTAGCTCTACGGCAGCAATGTCAGCACGTGTAAACAGCTCATGCTTGAACTGTGCTATAAGGTCACGGTCTTCTATAAATGATTTACCTACTTTGTTAAAGTTAGCATCATAGCCATAAAGCTTAGTAAACACTTCATCGGCAAGTTCACTTGTCTTACGTGTAAAGTTAGGGTCTGATTCCATAATCATAAACCGCCTTTGGTCCTCACGACCATCAAACTTAATAGGTACGTCCTTATTCGTTGTCATTATGAAATCTGTGTATGATTCCTGATATATAGGGTCAATACCTTTCTGTTCCTTACGTATGGTAGTAGCTGTAGCACGTGACTTCAACGCACCTGCAGGATTGCGCTTGTCAACCTCTTCTTTTTCTTCCTGACACACGATAAGTGCATCCGCGTAATCTGCATTAAACCTTGCAGTGGAATCATACTGGTCAGAAACAATGACGTTATCCTTACCAAAAAGTCCTTTACATATTACCTCAGCAAAAGTAGTCTTACCTGAACCTTGTGTACGTGACACAATGATAGGTACTACCTGTGTTTTTACTGTAGGATAAAGTAACTTTGCTCTCAGCCATGCGAGCAGGTGATATGCACACTCTCCTGCTATGTGCTCAATATATGTGTAGATGTGTGAAGTGTCTGCACCTGTCTCTTTAGCAAACACTGGAAAAGGCTTGGCTATATTAAAGGCATCCTTTTCCTCATCATAGTATCCTGTGGGAACTGTATAGTCACGGTAATACAGCGGACGATGCACACCATCTGACTGCTCACCTGCTATGTATGCATGGTCATAGTACTCAAAGCCTTCCGGGTGCCAACGCACTGTCTCGACTCTCTTTCCTTGACGCTGCTCGTAGAACAAAATGTTACCATAGTACTGCTCAAATGTACTTGGTAACATGATTTCACCTTTATGTGATACGCAAAGGAACTGATGACCCATATTGTGAAAGAGCACCTTGTCAAGCCTATGGTCATGTGCCCATTTCTCAAGTTCCTCAACACTGTCAAACCCTATCCCCTGCTGCTGCTTCATACCTGCCATGAGCAGCTTTATCTGGTCCTCTGCTGACCTGTATTTGATTCCGTATACTTCATCATATAGGTTGCTCATATCCACCTCTAAAGAAAAGTGTGCCTGTCTTATTAAGTACACTGCGACAACAGCATACCTGAGAAAGACAGGCAGAAACTCAATGCGAGTGGAAGGAAACCTATACGTTACGCTTTACAGCAATAACAACTGATTCAGGAAACAACACATGACTGTCACTCAGGCGCAACTTCTCACCCTGATAGTTGTACGGATGCACCATAAGCACATCACCTACCTTTACGTCCTTTACATCAGGACCTACTTTGACAGCAGTGAGTACATGTGCTGCATTTTCTTTAGCGTTATCACTAAGTATGATACCTGACTTAGTAGCCTGTATCACAATCTCAGCGATTATGTAGTCACGAAGCGGTGTAGTCTCATCGACATTGAACTTATTCTCCATTGCAAAGCTCCTTTTTAGTTCTTAGGCATTTCAATTTCAACTGTAGTAACTTCCTGAAAGTGTATGCAATCAGGAATCTCATCAATAGCAAACTGCTGCACACCAGTAGTAGCTCCGATACCATCTTTAAGGAATGACTTAAGCCGTGCTGTATTGACCACAGTGTTCTCAATGAATGGTATCTTGTTCTTCTCCAGTGCTTCCATGTCAGCTGCTGACACAGTAGCATCGTGCTCAACAATGTGACCGCCGCCATGTTCACGAAGCCATTTGACAATCTTTGCTCTGTCTGCATCATTCTTGTTAGGCTGACAATAAAAGTTATGCTTAATTGCCAATGTACCACCTGTAGCAAGTGAAATTGAGTTAACACCACAAGCGTGCATCTCTGATGGAATCACAACATTTGCATAGTGCTCATACTCTTTCTTAGCTGCTTCCGCTGCTGCAGCAGTAGCAAGCTGTTTCTCTTTAAGCTTCTTAAGCTGCTCACCCATGTCAGCAAGGTGCTTAAGTATCTGCTTGTCACTGTTCTCTACATTCAAGTAGTCATAGTTATCAGACATTTACATCCTCCGGTTTAAGTTCTGACGTCTTTTTACGCATGGCATCCGCCATGTCATGTACTGATTGTTTTACTAACTGTGCTGAGCCAATGACTATATTGTTTATTACCTGTGCTTTCTGTTCTGCAGGCATATCATCTGGTAGTTTGCTCTCAGCTTCCTCATAAGCTGCTATAAGCTCATCAGCAAGTTTATGTGCCGTATCGACGAATTGCTCATGAAGCTGCTGTTTATCATTTTCTGTCATTATTACCTCCGTGGCATAACTACATGATAAATGGATGAATGTTATAAATTTTATTTTTAATTAAAATTTATAACATTCATATACGTTTAACAAAATCACGCTGTACACCACCAAGCTTATCTGCCCATGCTTCCCAAGGCAAGGAATAATACCATTGTGCACGTCTGCTGTCCGCCCACTTCTTGTGAAACAGTCTGTCTGCTATGTTGAACGTAAATGACGGCAGACCTATGAGCACTAAGTACAGCGGTCCGAAATACATGGACTGCAGCTGATGACCGTGCTCATGCATAAGCATGTTCTTAGTCGTAAAACCTGACACCAGTATGTAGCTACCGAGTGATACTGCCCAGTAAAACCGTTTCCTATATGTGCTCCAGTACGTTGTACCTTCCGCGCTCATTCTGGATGCCCTCGTAAAAAGAATAACAAGCAGGGCAAGCAAATGCTGTGGCAGCTGCCATATCCAAAGTAACATCTTAAGCATTACTTACCTCCTCGTTACTACAAAGTAACACCTTAATCATTACTTACCTCCTCATATTCAATATTGAACTTCTCCATAAACTCCTGCTTCTCACGTACAAACACTTTGCCATTACGTATATACACAACTACCTCGGTACCATCCCGGCTATTAGTACAATCGAGTGCAGCATCATAGAGCACAGTGTACTTGTTGCCTGTTTTCTTGTGGCACACGACTTGTCCAACAACAGGTGTTACTATTCTAGCTGCCATATAGTATGCAACAGCATATTTCACAGGTATAAATCCATCATACTCATGTATCTCGTCACGGTCTATCTTGTCAAAGGGCATACAATCTGCTTCATTACAAGTATGCTTATCATTCAAGTACGCCTTTGCACACTGAGCACACTTAGGATACCTAAACTGTTTCTCAGGCAGTGGTGCTTTTGCTATACAGTCAGCAAGCTCATCATATGCCTTACATTTTGCAACGTACCTTGTATTTAGCAAGTCAAAAGCAGCCTCATTAACTTCAAACCTGCGCTTAATTGCATCTGTATGCTTACACACAAATACAAGCAGTATAAAGAATACAACAGAACACACCAAGAATATAAAAGCCAATATAGTCATTTGTTTACCTCCTAACAATTTACAGGTCCGTGTATAAGCTGCTGTATACCTGATACAAGAGCACAATACTTGCGCTCCAGTTCTACATGCTCTTTAACTAAGTCAACGTAGTCTTTTTTAACACGGAAGTAGTCATCATTTGTACTAAAGAAATTAACACATTTGCCTGCAGGTTCAGGCATACAACCATCTTTCCTATGTATACAATAACCACACAAACTTGGGAACTCAGTAGCCTGAACAGCATGCTCTGAGTTCTGTTCCTCAGGTTTCACACGGTACACATCATTCTCACTCCATACAGGCACCGCAACATTCTCCCATTGACCGTTCGCTTTCCTGTACTGTACTTGTTTATGGCGCTTATAGTAAGCAACCTTGATGTCATAGTTAGGGTCATAGTATACATACCGCCATCTACTAGATAAATCATTTATTCCTTTTACAATAAAAGGTCGCTCATTATCATCAACAGTATGACCAACAACTGTACCCCTAAGAGGATTCATGCTTTGTACTCCATCCTCTAGGCTGCTTACACTGTCTCCATACCATACTTCTTTACCTTTAAGAGAATCATCCCATGTATAACATATATACTTAGGGTTAAACAAGTACTTGGGGTTAAACGTGCTCATTATCTGCCTCCTTACAAAGGTATACCCACTTACCTAGTTCCTTTACGCTATTAAGCCTGTCAGTAGATATAAAAGAACCATACTCATCATCATTCGTCTTTGATGACATCCTCTCACATGCCTGTGCATTATCAACTACAGGCTCCAATAACCTGACCACCTGTGCAGCAGATTTATTGAAGCAGTCTTCACACAGAAATGTATGCGCTAATGACCTGTCACTGTAATACTTGCCACCATTTGCTGCTGTACCTCTGACCTTTGCTTGTATGCCTATCTGATAGCACTTGTCTACCAGACGTATACCTCTCGGACCAAAAAGTTCTTTGTTGCATCCGCAACACCTGTCACCTGTCATTTTGTTCTGCCTCCTTTAGTAAGTCTATTGGCATCTTGTTTGTGTTTGTGTGCCCTATGGGACACTCACTATATAGTGGACACTGATAAGGCAACTTGCAAGCATTCTCTATGTCATATTGACATGTAGTAATAAACTGATTATCTGTGCTCATCTTGTCACCTCTACCATACATCTTCCACCGCCAAAGGCTACACCAAAACGTATACGTTTTATAGCAGACCGCTCAGGAGAACCTTTAGGATACTTATTCATAAGCTTAGTAAGCTTTACAGTGTCGTCACACTTCTCAAGCTCTTTGCCCAGAGCCATACAACGCTGCTCAAACTCAGTCATCTGCATACCTTGACACGTGTAATTAAGATAACTGTTACTCATATTACCTCCTCCAAATCCTTGTCACGTATGTACTCAAGAAGTCCTTTCTTCATGCGTAAAGCCTTTATTATGGTATCATCCACATCAGCAGATGAGTAATCGATATACAGACACGGATGCGTCTGACCCATGCGGAAGGTCCTGAACTCCGCCTGTTGTCTTGTTTCCATGCTGAATGTGTTGCTATAGAACAATGTAGTGTGTGCAATCTGCAGGTTGAACCCTTTACATATCTTAGTACTGTTAGCAACAAGTATATCAAGCTCACCTGCCTTAAATGCATCTGTACCGCCTATGACCTTCCAACCTGTAAACAGACCTGTCCTGTAACCTGCTTTCTCACACATATCATATATCTTCGCTGCCTCAGCAGAGTATCGTGTAAGTATAAGCAGCGGCTTGTCACATTCATCCACGTCACGCATGAGCGCATCGAGCCTTGGGTTACTGTCACCTATCCACACAACTTCATCAGGCATCAAGTCCTTAGTGTCAAGTGCATCAAGGTCATCCCCAAATACTGAAAAGTCCCATGCTTCATCAGTAAGCACTTTCTTACCCATGATAAACCCAGAGGCTATCTGCTGCAACCGCAAGTTGACCACAAGCTTGTTGCTTGCAGTAGCCTGATATGTGCTATACATAGCCAAGAGGTCTTTCTTCATGCTGTTGTATACAGCTTTCTGTGCATCGGACATACCTACACTACGCTCCATGTACTGACGTGCAGGCATGTCCACACAATCAGTAAGCTTGACAAACATAGCTACTGATTCAAGCAAATGTTTAAGCTCATCAGCATGCTTATACGGACCTATGAAGTGGTCCTGATGCTTGACGGTCATGTAGGTGTCCTCAGAGCACCCGAACAGTATCTGTGCCTCTGTGTAACTATCACAGCTATGTATACCCTGCCATGTCTTTTCAGTAAGAAGCACGTCTACATCACGAGCAGCGCCATAAGAAGTCTGTACTGTGAGCTTGGTGAACATACCAAAGTAACTTCTGAATGAGTAGTAGTTTCTGTGGAAGAAATTAGGATGCACAAACTCCATGATTGCCCACAGGTCAATAGGTCCATTGGTTACAGGTGTACCTGTAAGAACTGCCCTATGTGGACACTTCTTTACTGATGTTACGATTGCACGACCTCGCCTCTTTACGTCATTGAACTCATACAACAGACGCTGTGAACGCTTGCTGCCGGGGTTCTTCATACTGGTAGCCTCGTCAACGGCAATCATATACTGACCACTGTTCGCCCATGCAGTTATCTCTTCCCACTTATGAGGCTGTGAAAACGTGTCCACATTCACAGATACAAACTTGAACAAGTCTTCTGTCTGGAATGGGTACAACTCTTTCTGACCACCACGACCGCCTACACACTGTGCTTCAAAGTCAATCTGTAGCTCCTGCCACATCACACCATCATGGTCTTTGTCAACTCCGAACACAAGCTCATCAAACCACTGCCTGTGCACATCGTTAGGTGCTACAACAAGCAATCCCCTAATGAGTCCAAGACGATACTTAGCCTGTGCAATCTGCAACGTGGTGAACGACTTACCACATCCCATCTCAAAGAACAAAGGAATATCCTCAGCATGAGTATACCTATCTATTGCTTTTTTTTGATGTCCAAATGGAACAAGGTCGGGTCGTGAAGTATCGTGGTGAACGAGCATCGGCTCAATACGGAACTTACACTGCACAGGTGCTTTTATTTTCTTTGTGACCTGCGAATAGGTTCCCTGTTTAGGTACTACCGTAATTGATTCACGGTACTTGCACTCAGCATCTATCTCATCATCAGAGGCATCACCTACAAATCTGTAACTGCCACAAGTGAAATTAGGTCCTGTACGCTTCTTCTGCGAAGTACAGTAGCAGTCACCATCATGGTCAGGCTTAGTACTGAACCAGTGCAGACAATCTTTACAAGTCATTTCAGTGCTCCTGTGTACAGTTCTTTACAGAACTGCCTAACTGTTGCTGACACACTGTTCATAGCACAGTTCATTTTGTGTGCATGATACATAGTCTTGATGACAAGTATCTCGTTATCTACGTCCTGAGTAATGCCTACCGGTGTTTTCTCTGCTGCCATGTACATTTGTTCCAGTGCCTGTATCACATTCTCTGGTAATCTGTCCATCTATACCTCCTAAGAATACCATTTATCTTTGTAGCCTGTCTGTACAAGTCATTCAACATTGCTCACTCTCCTTTAGCAATTGTTCTGCTTTATGGCTTGTATCTCGTACACCTCACTGATATCATCATAACGTGTGCACTTCATATACCCCTGTTCAAACAGGTCATCGAAAAACTTTACTTTCATCTGTGCATTTATTTTGTCATATACTTGTTTTTGTTCTGGCACTGGGGCATAAGGTGAGTTATAAGCACATCTCTGCGGAATCATAAATGACAGCCTGTCATACTGTGCCTTGTTACGAAACAATACAACGTAGTCTTTATATAGTGTTTTATACTTGCTGTTTATATACGCTAAGTCGTCTTCAAGTGTCCTAGCTTTCTTCCGCAACCTCCTAAGCTCCTTGTACAGCTCCCACAGCTTTTTGATTCTCATTTATACCTCCTTCCAAACGATTTCATGGTCATCAAATAAAACGCTATCCAATTCCCACTCACCAAAATCAATTCGGCTTTCAAGCAATTCACCTAACCATAACTGATTATCAACACGCCATAAAACTTCTTTTCTTAATGATGGTAAATCTCCGTCAGCAAACTTGTGCCACTGTGATGCCCTACCTGCTTTATAACCAGTGAAATATGCATGATATAGATTACCAAACTCGGATGTATACTTACCTTGATTATGTTCTGCATAATCTTCTGCTAGTTCTTTAGCTGTCATGGCTACTCCTTATAAATAAGCTCGAATACCAATATCCAGTTACTATAGTCACTACCCTCATGCACAGCCTCAACCTGCAGTATGCACACATGTTTACTCCCATACCTAGGTTCAGCTCTGTTCAGCTGCTTGCCACAGTCTGAGAAAGGTGTACACCAGACTATGAACGAGCCACTGGTCGTCTTTGTCATCTATATCTCCTTTAATAGTCATCCTCTCCATAGAGGTCATCATAGTAGTCCTCATCCTCTACATAATCATTATCAACTTCAACATCGTAAGTAGCCCACGCTTCGTCACTGTCCCAAAGCTCATTGTCTTCTGTCATAGTTACTCCTTAGTAATTATAGCCAAGCTCAATTGTATGCTCCTCAAAGTCTACACGTTCTATCCAAGTGGTAGAACCATAATTAGTAGCCATATAACAATCACATATGGCTTTGAAGTATGCCAAATCGTCATAAACAGAACCTGATTTAACCACAAGCATGTTCCCATTATGAGAAAGCAAGCAACATTTCCTTATTTTACACAACTGTACAATTACGTCATCAAAGCTTGTCATCCTTGTCTCCTTTCTTGAAGAACCTGTCCATAAAATGGACCTCATCTTTACCGTGCGTATCAAGGTAATCCACCACAATTCCTATAAGGATACCTACAAGTATCAGCGGTGCGGCGAGTATACATAATGCTAGTGCCTCCACGAAATCACGTTTTGTCATTACGTTGTTGTCATTATAAGTTATCCATGACCACAACCAGAACGACACTAGAGCACATATGAACCAGATAACAACGAAAATCATTCAGTCACCTCCACCAATGGCTCATGCCATTCGTTGCTGCCCCATTCACGGATTCTTATATCTTCATCACATGCCTCATCGTCACAACCTTCTGTGTATATACAGTGTACAGAAACAAATTTAGCAACTACGTCTAACCTTTCACCGTTACCCTCAGCAAGCCACCGTACAAGCTCCCTGTTCGTCATACGTCTTGTCTTTGGTGTATGCTCCACTATCCAAGCATCACACTCTTCAGAAGTCCCAGAGAAAAAGTTAGGCACTAAAGAACAGCTAACTTTTTTATATACGCCATCTTGTTTTATGACCTCAAATACTGGTTCAGGCTTGATACGGTATTCAAGCCTTTCTGACCAAGTAGGTTCTTTAGCATCTACCCAATCATTAGTATTATCACTCCTAAACTGTATCTGCTTACCCTGACTATAAGCAACCTTGCACTCATAGTTAGGGTCATAGTATATCAATCCCCAATATACACCATCAACGAAAAAAGGAGTATAACAATCAGCAAGCATACCATTAACAACACCGATTCCGCTTGAATCACCACTTTCCACAATACTGATTAAACAACTAATACTGTTTGTATAGAACACTTTCTTGCCGATGATGCTCTTGTCATCAGGCATCACCAAAAACTTCTTATCAAAAAACTTGTATGCCATTACTTGCCTCCCTATTCATCGTCTACATATTCCTCAAAAGGAACAGACTCTTCCTGCAACATACCTACACCACAGTTAGGACACACCGTATCACTCAGGTCAGGTATCTCCTCACCCATATGCTCTGTAGGCAGTCCTATATTATAGCTGACCATGTTCCCACAGCAGTTGCACACCAACATCGGCACATCTTTATAACTAGTAACTAACATTGACATTACTCACCTCCCATGTGTATGTACATGCTCACTGCTGCTTGAAGCACCCAACGTGCCTCAAGCCTATCTCCCTTTGTCCATGCCGATACATATATGTTATGATAGTACAGGAAACAACACGGACTATGCTTACTCGTCTCAATAGTAAAATGCTTTTTAATTATCTCCCTGCGTTTCATATCCTCGTCAATATCATGTAATGATTTATATTGCGGAGAACACCTGCCAAAATTATATGCATTGGTAGTAAACCAATTACCTGAGCTATTTACTAACATCCTGCAACCTCACTCAAAGAATCGGTACAGCTTCTCAGCATCCTCAAGTATTTCACGTGGCAGCTTGTCACAGTGTGAATAGTACTCATCACCTGAATGATTATAGTCACACCCTATCTTTACATAGGTCTTCTGCTTGTTGTAGTATGTACAGCCACCGTGCCAGTCAGGGTATATCTTGTCACCGAGGTCGGTATCATAGTCATACTTAGCAGCTCTTGCCCTGCGTGACTTCCTGTGCTCAGTGCCTATGACCACATACAAACACCAGTTATGCTCACCCAAGTACCCACCGCTGCCACGGAACGTATGCTTGATTTCCACATTAAAATGTTCACCTTGTATCAGGAAGCACTCTTGGTTAATAAGCTGCTTAACGCTGTTCTTAGCGTTCACTGTGTATCTAGTTGTGCCCATTGTTCACCCCTTTCACTTTCATATTGTCAAGCTCTGCCATACGTCTGCGCATTGTTTCCATACGTATAGCAGCAGCACTACCTGTATCTGCCAACCACTTAAAGCCATAAGACTGTGCTTTGCATGTAGGGCAAAAGCACAATGCATCAAGGTCAAGACCAACAGGAAGTGCCATCAGCTCATGGCATGACGGGCACCTGCCCATGTCCGCGTTGGTAAGTATACCATGCTTAACCTTCTTCATGCTGTACCTCCTTCATTACATCAGTGACCTCTGCATTAGCAACGTTTTCTCCAAAAACAGCTTTTATAAGAGGTTCATCAAGCCAACCACCTGTGACTTCAACACTTACTTTGACACCTGCCAGACCTAACGGGATGGCTTTTTCTTTCCACAAGTCACCCATAGCTCTGATAAGGTTCTCTACATCACTACAGTAGTCCATCACTTCTTCATGTATCTGCATTGGAGAGTGACTTTTGACATAAGCCTCTACTGCATCCCTTGTATTAACGACCTTCTTAATCTCTGTACTCATTTTTAACACCATCCTTCATCTGTGTATTCAATGGCATGATACCTCAAGCCATCATTGCTGTGTGTATTATTGTGATAATTCACAACCTGTTCAACCAAGTAGCTGCACCACTCGGACTTAAGAAAATAGTCATCATGCTGCTCTATGCCGCTATTTACTATAGCAGCACACAGCTGTATATAGCCATTAATGGTGCTACCGCTTCTCATCATTTGCACCTACTTAGCCAATACTCAGTGTCATCATAATCATAGACACCCCAGTACTTATCTCCCCAATATGTGTACATATCATACACAGCACCTGTAGCCTGTGGTTCTACGCTTACCCAGAAGATACTGTCCTTAGGAAAACATCTCACAAAAAGATGATTCCATCCTGTTGTGTAGTTCTGATTATGCTCAATGCCACAACGAGCAGGGTCATAGTACTTATCCCACTGCCGCTTGAAAGTAACAGCATAGTCAATACAATTGACCAAACCATCCTTGTTTACATCACGTACCTGCGAATGGGTTCGCTCCAATGTGGCAAGTATCTCAGCATGAAGCTCTGTATATCTATCCTGAGCATGAAGCTTACCTCTACAAGCAAATACTATGACAGCTGCAAGTATGACTACAAGCAGTAACCGTTTGTACATAGGCTTACGCCTCTGCCGTATCTCTGCCTTTGTCAACGGCTCCAAGCTGATTACATAAGAGCGCACATCATCATCAACACACAGCCTCTGAAAGTCGTCTAAACTGTTATATACACGCTGTAAGCGTGAGTACTTCTCACAAGCAGAGCATTTGCCGTTGCACACGTGCAGTTTCTTGTCCAATATGCACTGTGCTTTGAACCTAGCTATATTAGCTGTATATGTTAATACTGCCATGTACACCTCCATTTACAAAACAGGCACACTGACCAACGGAACAGTGTGCCTTTCGCAGCGAATAAATTGAATGTTGGCTACTCAGCGTCAGGTGTACCTGTGCCAATAGCTTCGAGTGTGTACACAGAATTGAGAATGTTCTCTTTGTCCTGTGTGAAGGTAACGATTGTACCCTTTGCTGCCCAAATCTTTGTATAGTGGTCGATGTTGCTCTTACCTTTGAGTGTCTTTGTGAAGGCATCAGTGAGAGTGATTTTAGTGCCTACCTTCGGGTTTACACCAAAGAGTTGAACAAAGAGCGAAGCGTTGTTGGCAGCCGGAACTGGATTTGCAAGTCCGTTAAGGAACTCTTTTGCCGCATCAGAAAGTTTGTCGAAGATGTTCTTTGACTTCATCTCTTCGATGATAGCTTTTCCGCCTTTAATGCGGTCTTCCTTTTC